AGAAACATGGCGAGCACGCTGCGAGCGATCTCCTGGCCGTGGTAGGCCAGCTGCGGCATCGGGTCGACCGTCTGGCCGGTGACGCCGAGCAGTTGAGGGTTGGCGCCCTGCGGGAACAGCGCCCCGGCCATGTCACCGGCCCGGAACGCGTTCAACGCCCGCAGAGTCTGGTTGCGGTCGTGGTCGGGGCCGTACTCGGCGACGGGGACGCCCATCCCGTTCCGTTCGACGATCATCAGCCCGAGCCGTTCGAGCTGGTCTTTCATGAACCAGTGCTTGTAGGCGGCGCGCAGGATCGACTGGCCGGCCCAGTCGGATCCTTCCTGGTCGTTGATGACCGGTAGCAGCAGCGCCCTCGGGATGGTGACGGTCTTGTACTGGCCGTTCTGGATGCTGGCGGACTGTTGGATGGAGATCAGGTCGCCGGTGTCGTCCAGGTCGAACCCGGTGATCGTCCGGGGCAGGATCGGCGCGAGGCGGGACAGGTGGGCGACTTGCATGCCGGCCGGGAGGGTGTCGTTCGGGCCGGGCTGGCCGAGCTGGTAGACGGGCTCGAAGAACATGTGCCCGAAGGGGAGCATGAGCAGGGCGTGGCGGAGCACGTCGTCCCAGGAGACGCCTTGGCCTCGCCGTCGGCGGCGGGTGTCGCCTTGTTCGACCAGGCCGAGCTCGTTGCGGACGAAGGTGGCCACTTCGGGGCGGACGTCGGGGGAGTCGACGACATGCCAGCCGGTTTTCCGGATCGGCAGGCTGGCGGCGCGTAGCACGGAGGCGCATTTCCCGTCTTTGCGCATCCGGTCGTAGACGTAGGTGCTGTTCGGCCAGCGCAGGTCGGGGTTGTCTTCGGACAGCTGCTGGAGTTGGCCTGACGCCGACCAGGTGCCGCCCATCGCCTGCTGGGTGGTGAGCGGTGCGGGCAGGTTGACCATGACGGCTTCTAGCGGTACCGGTGCGGGCGTCGCCGGTCGCCGCTATGGTGGCCGGTATGGCGAAGGTGGGGATCGGTCCGGCCGCGTGGCCGGCGTGGGGTCGGGTGGCGTTGAGCGCCGCCGTTTTGGTGGCGGGCGGGCTGCTGGCGGCGGACGGGATGGGGGCGTTTACCCACCTACGGCCTGCAGCGCCCGCGACGGCAGCGGCGCCGGCGGCGACGGGGGTCGGGGTCCGGTTGGCCGTGACAGTCACCGGCCCGGCCCAGGCCGCGAACATCGACATCGTCGAGGGCGGCGCGGTTGTCTACCGCTCCGGTGATGTGCCGCTCCCGTTCACCTGGACCGGTACCCGGACCGACCCGAACAGCGGGCTGGTGGTGACGGCGGCCGGGTTCGACGCCCCGTCGGTGGCCTGCCAGGTGACTGTCGCCGGCCGGGTCGTGTCGGACGACCGGGTCACCGGCGGGTCCGCCCACTGCGGCGGCTAGAACGACCGGCCGCGGATCCCTGCGGTCACCGGCCTCGGCAACGACGACGACCGCTGGTCGCCGGCCGTGTTCTTGCGTCCCAGCAGCCCGAACAGCAGGTAGCGCAGAGCGTCGTAGGCGTGGTCCTCGGCGGCGGTGTTGACGTCCTCGGGGTTCGTTTTCGATCGGGGCAGCCCGCCGAGCTGCTTGATCAGCTTCGGGCAGGTGTCGTACACGAGCAGGCGGGGCATGCCGTCCGGCTGGACGCGTAGCGCCTGGTGGACGAGGCGGACACCGCCGATCCGGTCGTTGTGCGCCTTCACGACGGCGACGCCGGCTTTGGCATAGTCGGAGGCGATGCTCTTGGCGGGGACGCCGGGGTGGCGTTTCACGTTGGCGTACTGGGTCCAGCAGGCCGGGTCGAGGTGGGCGACGAGCGGGAGGCGTTTCTCATCGGGATGTTCGGAGGCGAGGATCAGTTCCGCTTGTTCGACGGGGGTGAGCCCGGTCCGGTACAGCTCGCGGTAGACGACGACCAGGTCGTCGGCGAGTTTGGCGCCCCACAGGCAGCAGAACGGGTTGGTCATGCCGTAGTCGACGCCGCGGGCCCGGATGACGCCGGCGCCGAGCGGGATGGGTGCCTGTTCGGGGGTGACCACGTGGATGTGGCGCCGCCATGTTTCGGAGAACATGAGCCCGCCGCCAGCATCCCAGTCGCCGTCGGCGAGCTGGCGGCGCAGGACCGGGTCTTCGATGGCTTGGAGGCGGGCCCAGTAGCCGTCGTCGATGTGGCTGGAACGTTCGCCGGGCACGAACCTGACCCACCGGCCGGTGCCGGCTTTCGTGACGGGGTCGACGGTCTGGTAGGTGCGGGCGCCGGCTCCGGTCCGGTCGATGAACCGTTCTTTGAGGTCGGCGTGGCCGATGTCGCCGGGGTTGAAGCTGGAGCGGATCCCGATGACGGGGACGCCTGGGGCGCCGGACCGGATGCGGGTTTCGAGGTATTCGACCACTTGGGGTGCGACTTGTTGGCGTTCGTCGACGAGGACGAGCTGGTATTCGCCGCCTTGGCGTCGGGTGGCGTCTTGGAGGGTTTCGGCGTACCGGAAGCGGATGACGCTGCCGTTGCGGAAGCGGAGTTCGGGTCGGCCGCCGCCGATGAGCCGAGCGCCGAAGTGCTCTTCGAGGGGTTGTTGGAGGAGCATGACTTTGGAGAGGAGGGATTCTTCGAGTTCGTCGTAGGTGCGACGGAAGGCGCCGACGCGCATGCCGGGGTAGGTGGCGGCTTTGGTGATGCCTTCCATGACGAGTGCCATGGATTTGCCGGCGCCGGCGAGGCCGCCGTAGCCGACGTCGAATTCGGTGGCTTGGTGGAATCGGGATTGGGCGGGGTCGGGGGTGTAGCCGAGGAGCCGGAAGACGTCGAGTGGTGGTGGGTCGAGGATGTCGGCGGCGAGTTGGAGTGGGTCGGGGGCTTTGACGGCCATCAGCCGCCCTCGTTCCAGCTGCCAGTAGCGGGCGTGAACGTCTTGTGCCACAGGTTGGCCCTGACTCGGGTACGAACCGACCTCTGCGGCGGCGTGCCTCTGTCGGTGGTCAGCGTTTCGATGTAGACGAAGTGCTGGTCAGCGGCCTGGACGACGACGGTGCGCTTGGCGTACTCCCTGCGGCGCTCCCGCCAGACCGTGCCGATCTCAGGCAGCGGCTTGCCGTTCGCAGCCCTCGCATACTCGGCGGGATCTACGTGGCCGGTCATGCCGCATCCCCCCCACCAACAGCAGCCGCCGACAACTGCCGCAGATGACGCCCCGCCAGCCGGCGGCCCATCTCGCGCTGCTCCCGCGACAACCCGAACTCCGGATCGTCCAGCAACGCCATCACCACCCGGGCGACGACCGCCGCCTGCAACTCAGCGACCTGAACCTGCCGCTCCGCCAGCCCGACCTTCACCACCGTGGCGGCGTACTCCTTCAGCCGGTCCCTTTCGTCGTCGTAGAGCTGGACGAGGACGTGCCGTTTCGCCTCACCGGTCGGCACACCAGAGTGGTGCCTCAGCGGCCCGTACAGCCCTTCCGGCCGCCTGGACCCTTCCGGCATGTCCTCGTCGGCTCCAGGCGGCGGTGGGGTGGGCGTGGTGGACAGCTGGCCGACCAGGTCGCGGTAGAACTCGACGTTCCCCGCCGACTCGTACACCAGCTCCAGCAGAGCAGCCGCCGGGTCCACATCGCGAGGCACTCCCAGCCGGGCCGCCTCACGGCGAACGATCTCCGCCTGGGCCCGCTCCCGATGCGCCCGGGTGTTCCCGCCGTGCAGCTTGCACAACCCGACCCCAGGATGGTCCGTCCCCCACCCCGCCGGACGCCGGCACACACCCTCCGTCTGCCGCTTTTTCGCCCCGCAGATCGCGTAGCTGCTGTCACGACCGGGGGCGGCCTCGATACCGGTCATCACGCCTCCTCGCCCAGGTGCTGCTCGAGCTGGCGGCGGGTGGGCAGGTTGATGGGGGTGCCTTTGGCGAAGCGGGCCATGAGCCGGCGGCGTACGAGCCGGCACGGGTTGCTGCAGCAGACGTTGTCGCGGGGGGTGGTGGGTTTGGCGGGGAATTCTCGTCGGCATGCGGGGTTGGCGCAGATGCGGATGACGGGGAGTCGGCCGGTGTTGACGAGTTGGTTGCGGAGCCGGGCTCGTGCTCGGGGTCCGAGGCCGCCGAAGATGCCGCGATCGCGGTGGCGGTCGGTGATGAGGGCGAAGCGGAGGCAGTCCCAGCGGACGGGGCATTGGGTGCGGCAGATGGTGTAGGCGTTTTCGACTGCGGTGTCTCTGGCGTGGTGTTGTTCGGGGAACCAGTTGGCTTCTGGGTGGTTGGGGCAGGCGGCTCGGTTGCGCCATTGGTTGGTGGTGTCGAAGGCGGGGTGGGTGAAGTCGATGGTGTCGGGGGTGGCGGTCATCATCGGTGCTCCTGGGGGTCGGGGAAGTGGGTGCGGCCGGTGGGTGTGGGTCATGTCGGGGTCATGCGAGAATGTGCTGCAGCACGTTTCGGTTTTCGGGGTGTGCTTGGGGTGCTTCCTGACCGTGCTGCGCTGACGTGCTTGCCCCCTAAAGGGGGGGCAGCACGCCAGCACGCTTCGCACGGGGCCGGTCAGGACCGTGCTGGCAGCACGTTTCAGCACGGTTCAGCACGGTTCC